TCATGTGGTGATCTGCTGCTTGATTGCGGCGTCGATTGCCTCGCGAGGGGAGGGGAATCCGCCGCCTGGTTGAAATGCCCCGCTGGTCCATTTGAGGCGGTAGTAGTAGTCGCCAGCGTCAGGTCCCGCGATGCTGATGCCCTTGATCTTCTCGATGTGCGCACCCTCGGCTATGAGGAAGTCGAGCCGCTTGGTATCGGCCCGCGCCTCGCTGGCGCTGGTCTTGCCGCCGCCGATGGTCTTGGGGGTCACGCGGCTGGCGCCCTGGGCCTTTGCTTCCGCCACCTGGGCGGCCAGGGTCTCGGCTGCTTTGTCGCCGCCCAGGCTGCGCGCTGTCTTCGCGGCCAGGCTGGCCGACACATCACCAGAGGTGACCATCTCGCGCACCGCGTTGGGCGCATCGCCGAGCGCGAGCATCTGCTGGACGTGCTCGGCGGACTTGCCGACCTTCTTAGCTATGTGAGCTGGCGCCCAGCCAAACGACCGCAGCCGCTTATAGCCCTCGGCGATTTCCAGCGGCGTGAGGGGCTTGTTTGCGGCGCTGGTGATGATGCGGGCCGTCCGGTCGGCATCGTTGCCCTCAAAGAGCACCATCGGAATCCACACCTTGCCATCGCGCGGATCCTCCAGCGGCGCGCCGCGCTCCAGTGCCAGGCCGATGGCTGCATGGCGCCGGTGGCCGTCCACGATGTACATGCCGCCCGCATCACGCACGCGCAGTTCCAGGGGTGGATAGGTGCCGCCATCAATGATGTGCTGTGCCAGGGCTTCAACGCTCTCTCGCAGCTCGGGGCCTTCAAGGCGCAGATTGAAGCCTGGTTCGACGTGGATCTCGCTGTAGAGCACCTTCACGGCGTCTGCACGCTTGGCGACCTTCACGGCGAGCATCTGGCGGATGGAGTTGGTCATGATGGATTGCGGTAGATGTGTTGCTGGACAGCCAGCGGGATGACTGCGGCGATGTCGCTGAGCAGTTCGCGTGTGCGCGCGGCATCGCGCCCACTGGCGTGCGGGGAGCTGAATCCCAGGGCCTCGGCCAGCTTCGCCGGGCCTATGCGAGCCAGGGCGCCGATGGGGTCTGCTTCAGGTAGCGCGGTGGACCAGGCGCGGGACAGGGAGTGGACGATGAGCATGGGCACGCCGCCCACGCGGGAGGTGCCGGGCTCCACGACAAGGTAGATGTCGCCGATGTCTGCGATCTCGGTGATGCGCAGGGACAGCAGGGGAGAGGTGTCGGTGGTTTTCATGTCGAGATGGCCGATGCGGCAGCGATGGAGACCGCGCAGACGGCGGACCAGATGAAGATATAGAGCAGCGCGCGCATCACGGCCGCTCCCGAAGGCAGGTAACGACCTCGCCGGACCACTCGGCATGCATGCCGGGGCAAGCCCAGGCCGACATGGCCGCGCGCTTGAGATCGACCGCGCTGGCGCTGGGCTCCTGGGCCGCGTCTGCGGCACTGCAGGCGCTGCACGACAGCACGATCAGGGCCAGCAGGGCAGCGACAAGCCATCGCCCCGGGATGCACTCCTGCTCAGCAAGCGGCCCTGGGCATTCGCGCAGGTAGCGCGCATCTGGGTCATCGCAGAAGGGCTCAGAAGGAGTAACGCGAATCATCGACAGCTCCTTTCGTTACCTCGGCCAGTTCCAGTGCCAGCCATCCGCCGCGCTCGGCCAGCGCCTTGCATTGCATGGCCGCCGTCATGACTTCGTAGGGCTTGGAGCGCACAGGCTTTTTCTTCGCCTTTGCGATCCACGCGCCTTGATCGAAATCCGCAATCGGTTTGCCGCGCTTTTCCGCGTCGCGCGCCTTCTTGATGTGCTCCTGCTGGGCCTTTTCCAGGCTGCCAGGCGGGATGCCCATGACGCGCCAACCCTTGTGGAACGCATCGGGCAGGGCGCGGGCTTTCTTCTTGACTTCGATGGGGGGGGCGACGCTCACGGGCCGCCCGTGGATGTTCACGTAGCTCAGCATGCGGATCTCCTAGGGATGTGGCCCGTGGGGCCGGAAACGAAAACGCCCGCGAGGTGCGGGCGAGACGTGAACAAAGGCCGGTGCCGCAAGGCGGCGCGCAAGGGAGAGATGGCGTGGTGGTGAAGGCCCTGGCCCGGCGGAAAAAAAGCGGGGGCGATGGTGCAAGCGGGAGCGACATATCGCCTCGGCCGGGTCGCCTTGCACAGCTGACCGGCTCCATGACTTCATCCCGTGCTTGAAATCACGGTTAGCCCCCTTCGGGGTGTGTTGGTTGATGGCTGCCGTGTACGCCCCGGCTTGTCCTTCTATATGGAGGGCAGACTTTCACTGGTTGCAGGTGGGCAAGTACCTGTCACGATTTGCCATCAAGAAAAAGAGCGGATCACCCGGTTTGCGGTATTTCGGTGGAGGCATCTCGGATTGCCTTGCTCCACGCCCGGTTGCAGTTTTTCAGTGCCGCGCTCTTTCTTGATGGTCCTGGCCTTGTATGTCGCCAGGGCGGACAACCCAAAATCAACTCTTTGCGTTGTGGTGCAGGTGCGGTTACATGGCAGCCTCCATGAGTTGTCCCCGAGCGTTCTGGCGGCTCAGGTTTCGCCGTGGCTGAAAAAGAGTCGCATGGTGTGCACGAAACCTTGCATTCCGGCCATCGGAGGTGGTGCACGCGACTTCAAACCAAGAAGCTCGACGGCTGGCGCTGAACCCCTTGGTTTGCCCAGATACGCTCTGGGCCGCGCCGGTTTCCCGGTCATGCTGTGGCTTCACTGATTGCGTTGAGGGGTCGCCACTCCCAAGTACCCAGTGCGCTCGCGGCGCTTTCCTTGCCCTGGTAACTCGCCTGTCGGCAACACTCCGCGAGACTGCGCGGCCAGGTGGTGGCCGGGTCTGCCGGCCTATCAATCTCGCATGTGTTCTCCTTCGCGGCGTACCGCATGTGTGTTCGTTGCCCTGCTTTGCTCGTCTTGGCCCAGGGGATGGCCTCATCTCTTTTGCCCGTCTACCGCGCTTTGGCGGACTGTGGCCTGGCAGGACTGCCAGAGCAGAGCAGCGGCCCGAGCCCGCTGGTGCATGTGCCGGACGAAGGCCCTGCAGGTAGGGCCAGCAACATCGGCGGCAGGTTTTTAAGGATCCTGAGGGGAGGGGCTCGGTCCGATCACTTGGCCCAGCGCAACCTGTTTGTGCTGCACTGTGGCGAATTGTTAGCCTGGGTGAACTTTGTGTCAATAGCCTAGGTTAACTTTTTGTTTGCGCCGGCTTACACTAAGCCATGAGCAAACGAACATCGGACGAAAAAAATCCCGCTCGCGGCGGGAGGTTGGCGTGCGTAAAACTGTCGCTGGCGCTATGTGCCTTCAGCTTTCTGCCGGAAGCTGTAGGTGCCCCGGTCAAAGAGGAAGGACGACTCGCTGTAGAGTGTCCTGCCATCTGCGGTGAAAGTGACTCCGCACGTCACAATGAGCGGCAGTCTGCCTGCATGAACGCCGTTGCCGACTCCGTCATTCAGGGAGAACTCCAAGAATGCGATCTGCGACTCCCCCGGGCCGAGAACCCCGCTTACATCGCTCTTGAGCAACATTGGCACAAGGTCTCCATCAATTTTTATGGTGTATGCAGAGAGACTGATGCTTGCGACGCCGGTCCCATAGTTTCTAACAGTGGCCCTGATGGCGTTGTCGCCGTCATAGATAGAGCTGTATACGAGAGACAGCCCGCTCCATCGGACGTCGGCGTTTGCGGCTGCCCTGGCGATTGCGTTGGCCTCCTCGGCAGCACGCGCCTGGCGCCGCCCCGCATGAAGAGTGGCCCAAGCGCCGACCACAGCGCCACCGAGCGCGCCCAGCACCCCGGTCCAGATCGCAAGGTAGTCAGGGTCGCCACTTGGCTGAGTGCCTGGGTTGTTGTCGTGAATGCCGCGTTGTTCGCTTGGCCGCTGTTCAGTTGGCGCCGCCTCAGACGAGGCGATGCCGCTCAGCGAGTTCTGTATGGAGCTGTCGCCGGTGGATTTCGCGCTGGTCTGGGATGGTCCTTGCTGCTGATCTGCCTTGGCCTCTTCACCGCTTTGGCGCCCAGTGTGTTCGCTGGATGGTGGTAGCTGTGCAAGAGCTGCAGAAGCGGTGGTCAGAGCAAAAATGGCTGCGATGGATTTTTTCATTCGGAGATTAAAAAACCATGGAGTCTGGCCCAACGCTACCAGCAACTCGCTCAACGCAGTCGATCTCTTGGCGTCCGATCGTCATGGGTTCGTAGCCGTTGTTGATGCTCAGGAGCTGCAATTCATCGCCTCGCATCCAATTCAACTGCTTGAGGACACAGTTGCCATCATGGAGACGAACTACCACATCGCGCCCTGGCTGAGCCTCAATGCTTGGCGTCACCACAACATACTCACCGGCGCGGTAGCGTGGATGCATGGAATCCCCCTTGATGCGTAGCGCATACGCATGCGGGTCGCCTGTCCAGTAGACCACCCAGCCGTCCGGGGTGTTGTCCTGGACAAGGTATCCATCAGGGCCCGCGCGGACGCTGCCTGTAATCGGAACGCGGCGCGCCTTCTTTAGCTCAGGGGCCGGCTCCACGTTCGTGATGGCGACTGGACGCGAGCTCGCTTCGCTGCCTTGCAGCTCTTTCGGCTCAAGGCCTTCTGCGAGCCAGGCCGGGGATACCTTGAGGTCGTATCTGGCGCAGATCTTCTCAGCATTCGCACGCTTGATTGTGCTCACCTTCTCCGGGTTGCCAAACCAGGCCGATACGGTTGGCCGGCTTACCTCGCACAGCTTCGCTATGTCTGCCAAAAGCCCGTTTGGGCGTGGCACGGGAAAGACGGAATTTAAGCGCTCTTGCAACGTAGACATTAGCCTAGCCTAACTATTTGTGAGTTAGCTTGGGCTTGCGCTTGTTGTTAGCTTGATCTAACATGTGCGCATGAACAACCCCGCAACCCAGGTAATTGACGCGCTCGGCGGAACTGCGGCCGTGGCGCGGATCTTCAACTTATCGAAGCCCAGCATCAGCGCCTGGAAGACCGATGGGATCCCTGAATCGCGCGTGATGTACCTGCGCGTGGCCTATCGGAAGGCGCTCGCTGGCATCGACTTGACGGCGGCTACGGCGTTACGCCGCGCTCGCGTGGTAGGCATGCCACTGGCGCAGCCCACCCCCCAGACCCAGGAGGCCACCCATGGCTGATTCCCAGGCGCTGGCGCGCCTCAGCGCCAAGTACGACGGCTCAGGCGATCTCGCGGGTTTTCTACGTGAGGCGGTGAGCGCTGGCGTGACGCTCACTTCGTTGTGCACCTTTACGTCCTGGGCAGGCTGGCCAGTGTGTCCAAAACGTCCAGTTCTGCATTCAGGGCGGCCAGGGTGTCTCCCTGCGCATCCGACTTCGCGGCAAAGCTCCGCGCTGCCCGAGCCAGCCCTGCCAAGTCCATGCCCTGAGTGCCAAGGCCCAGGAGCAAAGCAAGCTGAGTAGCGCGAATGGCCTCCACCTTTCCGCGCAGTTCTGCAATCGATTTTTCTACGGTCATGTCCGCCCTCCTTGGCGTTGCTGGTAACGGTGTGGAAGCCACCAGCATAGCCCAGGGTGTGGCGGGCACCTCTCTCGCTCGTTGTTGTGATTTTTTGCATGCAGCGAGTTTCGTTTCCCAAGCCTGCCAGCGGTAGGCGAATCTCACGAGGCATTCGCTATGCGTAGACCCATCAAGCAAACCCACCGCGCGCTGTTCCTGGCGCTGCAGGCCGACGCCAAGGAATTCCCCGGAGGCATCAGCGCCATTGCCAAGCATCTGGACATGAACGGCAACACGCTGGCCAACGGGATCAACCCTGACCACGAGTCCGCGCCGCCTTCCATGAGCGCCGTTCTGGAGATCATCGTGCTGGCCCAGGCCAAGCGCACGGTGTTTGCCCTGTCGCATCTCGTCGGCCAGGTGCCCATGGACTTCGAGCTGGAGCCCCGCGACCCTGCGGACGCCATGCGCCTGTTCCTGGCCTTGGCCGGCAAGGCGGGCAAGACCGTCACCGTGACCTCTGCTGCGGCGGCGGATGGCCATTTCTGCGCTGAGGACCGCCGCACCATGGAGCCGTTCGTGCTTGCGCTGATGAAGGCCGCAGGCGAGTTCTTGCAGTCCATCCGTGGGGGTTCGCAATGAGCAACGCAGGCAGCTACCCCTGGTTCCGGATGTATTCCGAGTTCCTCAACGATCCCAAGATCATCGCCCTGGCATTTGAAGACCAACGCCACTTCATCGGCCTGCTGGCGCTGAAGTGCGACGGCACCCTCGACTCCGGCGCGGCTCCTGACCTGATGGACCGCATCGTCGCCCAGCGCATGTGGATTGACCACGCTGTGATCCGCGAAGTGAAGAAGCGCCTGGTTGCCGGTGGCCTGATCTCCGAGGACTGGCAGCCCCTGGGCTGGGAGAAGCGCCAGATGCGCAGCGACAACAGCACTGCGCGCGTTGCCAAGCACCGCGAGAAGAAGAAGGCCGAATCCGGTAACGGTGGTGGAAACGTTTCAAGTAACGAAGCTGGAAACGGCGATGAAACGTTACAGCAACGCCAAGGTAACGGCCTAGAAGAAGATAAAGAAGAAGATAAAGAGAGAGAGACGCGCGAGGGATCGCGCTCTCCCTCACCCGCTTCGAAGTCGATCACGCTGAAGACCTACCTTGCCGAGTGCAAGGCGCAGAACGTGAAGCCGATTCCTGAGGACCACCACATCCGCCAGGACATGACCGACGCCGGCATCAGCGACGACATGGCGCAGATCGCCTGGTTGCGCTTTCGCGAGGAGCACACGACCGGCCTGCGCAAGGACAAAAAGTACAAGGACTGGCCTGCCGTGTTCGCGAACTCGGTGCGGGACCGCTGGTACAGGTTCTGGACGGTGCACGCTGACGGCCCGGCGCAGTGGACCAGCGAAGGCCAGCAGGCGAAGCGCGTGGCTGACGCAGCTGCAGCTGCACGGGAGGCAGCATGAACGCCTTTGACCTGCCCGACGAGGAGCTGCTGTTTTCGAACGAAGCCGAGTGCGCTGTGCTGAGCGCTGTGCTGGGCAGCGGCCCCGAGGCGTACGACGCTGCAGCCGGCATCATCTCGGCCGATTCGTTCTGTGTGCCCCTGCACCGCGCCATCTGGCAAGCCGCCGAGAAGCTGGTGCTGGCTGGCAAGTTCGTGGACCCGGTGGCGGTCATGGAGCAGCTGCGCGGCCAGGAGGTGGAGTGGGCCGAGGTCAACGCCATCGCCCAGAGCTACTGCTACATCCGCGCTGTGCCGACGCATGCGGAGACCATTGCCCGTTACGCCAAGGAGCGCGTGCTCAGGTCTGCCGCCTTCCAGGTGTCCGAGTTCGCTGGTGACGCCTCGCAGACCATTGAGCAGCGCGTGGGCTCCTCGGTGCTGGCGCTGGAGAGCGTGCTGGAGGACAAGACGAGCACTGAGCCCCAGGCCGTGGCCGCTTTTGCTGGCGGCTTCATCGATCGCTTGATGAGCCGCGCCGACGGCAAGACCAAGGCAGGCCGCTCCTCCGGATTCCCGGCCCTCGACCGGATGGCTCCCAGCGCTTTCGCCGATGGCAAGTTGGTGGTGATCGCCGCGCGCCCGTCGGTCGGCAAGTCCAGCCTGGCGCAGCAGATCGCCGAGCGCCAGGCCGCTGAAGGCATCCCCACCGCCTTCCTCGGTATGGAGATGGAAAACGATGAGGTGGTAGACCGCACGGTCGCCAACAAGGGTCGCGTTCCACTCGACGGCATCCAGACGGGCCAGCTCACGGACGACGAATGGGCGCGCGTGACCGAGGCTGTCGAGGCCATCCGCGACTTGCCCCTGTACCTGTACGACGTGCCGGGCCTGACCCTGGCCGAGGTCACGTCCAAGGCACGCGGCCTGGTCCGCAAGTACCGCATCAAGACCTTGGTGGTGGACTACCTCCAGCTGATGCAGGGCGACCCACGCAAGGAGCGTCGCACCCAGCTCGAAGACATCACGCGCGGTCTGAAGCGCCTGGCCAAGCAGCTGCGCATCACCGTCGTGTTGCTCAGCCAGTTGAATCGGGATGTCGAGAAGCGCACAAACCCGCGACCCCAGATGTCTGACCTGAAGGAATGCGGCGCGATCGAAGAGGACGCGGACACGATCATTTTTCTGTGGGACCACGCGCCCGCCGACAACGGCTGCATCACCAAGGGTTGCGGCCTGGGCAAGGCCCGTGGCGGTCGCAAGGGCGAGCTGGCGCTGCACTTCGAGGGCCAGTACCAGCTGTGGAACCAGTCCACTGCCTCGCTGGCTGCTCCGTCGAAGGCTGATGCCGGTGGCGCCAAGAAGTACGCGGAGGACTTCTGACCATGCGAACGCTCGAAGAGATCAAGGGCCGCTGCTACATCGATGAGGACGGCCACTGGCTGTGGCGCGGCGCCATACGCAAAGGCATTCCTTTCGTCTACGCCCCGAACCTGGCCCAGGGCGGAAAGATGTCCACCCAGGTCGGCTACCGCGCCGCCTACCAGTGCGCCAAGGGCGTCGCCGTGCCACCCCGGCACAGGGTGTTCAGCACCTGCGATACCCCGGCATGCCTGAACCCCGATCACATCCGCTGTGCAACTGATGCCGCCTATGGCCGCTACATCCGCAGCAAGGGAACGTTCAAGGGTCGCGTGCGCCGGATCTTGGCCAACCGCGCAACGACGCTCAGCCGCACGAAGGTCACGCCTGAGATCGTCGGCCAGATCCTAACCAGTACCGAGAGCGACGCAAAGACCGGCGCTGCCTTCGGCGTCAGCAAGTACTTGGTCTGGCGCATCCGCAACGGCAGGCACCCAGTAAAGCCGGCTGGCGCTGGCGGCCTATCCACCATGGTTTCAGCACTCACAAGGGGAGGGAAGTGATGCGACTGATCGCACTCTGTGGCGCCGCTGGCGCTGGAAAAGACACGGTGGCGAGCATGCTCCCCGCCTGGCGGTTGGCATTCGCCGATGCGCTGTATGCCGAGGTTGCTGAGGCCTGGGGTGTCAGCGAGGATGATCTCAAGCGGAGGGATTCCAAAGAGCGTCCTTCGTACCTGCTGGCCATCGACTTCTGTAAGGACTCCGGCTTCTGCGACTTCAAGGCGGGCGAAGACTGGCACGCGGCGCGCAGCCCCCGGCAGATTCTGCAATGGTGGGGTGACTACCGCCGCTCGCAGGAGCGCGACTACTTCGTCCAGAAGGTGCGCGACGTACTGGAGGGCGAGGGGGCGGGCCTGTTCTGGGTGATCACGGACTGCCGCTTCCAGAACGAGGCCGCGATGGTCCGCGAGTTGGGCGGCCAGATCTGGCAGGTCACGCGCCCTGGCGTCTCGGCTGGCGCTACAGGCCACGTCAGCGACACGGATGGCAGCCAGTTCAACCCTGACCGCGTGATCGCCAACCATGGATCGCTCAAGGCCCTGCAGCTGGCGCTGCGCGATGTGATGCGGGAGGTTGGATGCTGAAGAGCACGAAGCCGAACCGCTGCAAGCACTGCAAGAAGCGGATGCCGGAGGACAAGGCCCACCACGTCCTGCACGACGGTTGCAAGGATGCCTGGATCGCCGCGCACCGCAAGAAGCAGGACCAGAAGAAGGCCCGCGAGGTGCGAGCCAAGGCAAAGATTGAGCGTGCGGAGACGCGCCGCCGCAGGGAGGCCCTGAAGACCGTGCCCCAGCTGCTCCGCGAGGCGCAACAGGCGTTCAATGCCTTCATCCGCGCCCGTGACCAGGCTGCGGGCCATGCCTGCATCAGCTCCGGCCGCCCTCTGGACTGGTCGGGCAACGCGGTGGACGCAGGCCACTACCGCAGCACGGGCGCCGCGTCGCATCTGCGCTTCAACGAAGACAACTGCCACGCGCAGTCCAAGCACGACAACCAGTACCTCGCGGGCAACGCTATCGACTACCGCATCCGCCTGGTCGAGCGCATCGGTCTGGAGCGAGTGGAGGCCCTGGAGGCTGACAACCAGGTCCGTAAATGGACGCGCACCGAGCTGATCGAGATCCGAGACACCTATCGAGCGAAGGCCAAGGCACTCAAGAAAGCGAGCAACCCATGAGCGAAGCACCAACGACGCAAGAGCGGTACAGCACCGCAACGCACTCCAACTCCCTCTGCGTGGACGCGCGCACAACGGGAGATGTGGACTACCTCATCGCTGCCGCGTGGGGAAGTCAGCAGTTCGGCGCCGCGCTGATGCGCCTGCAGGCCGAATTTGATGGCGCTGGTCGCCGGCTGCCGAAGAAGCCCTCGCGCAGCGATGTGTTCCACGCCGCTCGCGTCTCGATGGGCAAGGGCATCACCAAGGTGACGGCCAGCAGCACGAAGGCGGCCAAGGACAGGCTGCAAGCCAGCTATGACAGCGAAATGCGGATGCTGGTCCAGCCGCTCAAGTCGCTCCGCAGTGTGCGCCGCCACCTGGCCATCAAGCTACTGCTGGACGGCATGCCCGACAGCGCGGTGGATCAGATCATCCTGCAATGGCTATCCCCGAAGTGCCCGCTGTGCTGCGGCCGTGGCCTGATGCTCAAGCGCTGGAGCGATACAGAGCTGTCGGACGACAAGTGCATGGCCTGCGCCGGCAAGGGGGTGCTGCCGCCGCCTGAGGGTGCCGTCGGTGCGAAGGCGATGCGCTACATGGACAGCTGCATGCAGGACGCTGGCGGCCGGATCGGCGCGAAAACGCGCTCGACCCATTGACCGTTTGAAAACTGTTGTTAGAATTGCGACTGCCGGTTCGCATGAGAAAGTCTGCATACCGGCGCCACCGTCCAGCACTCCGATGACTGCCCGTAGCGGCTTCGGTGAGCAAGAGATGGAAAGACACGTCCAAAGCCCGCACGGTTCGCGCCTTGCGGGCTTTTTCGTTGGCTCCCCGATCCAGCCGGGGCCGCCCATGAGTGGGTTGATGGGGCGGGCGCTCCTCCGCATGCGCAGCGGAGCTGGATAGTTCGCGAACGGCATTCCCCCTGTGGCATTGGCCATAAGTCCGAAGGGGCGACCTACACATGCGGCCTTGGCCTATCGGTCGGGCATCAGCCTTCCAAGCTGAGGAGCCGGGTTCGATTCCCGGAGGCCGCTCCATTTCGACGGAGAGCAGAAAGCTGATCTGCAGGCGGCCCGAAAAGGGACTTCGACAAGCCTGCTCAGGGGCGCGCGCCCCGATAGTGCGCCGGGTAGCGCCGGCATCCGTCACCAATCCGCCGCCACCAGGTGCACCCGGCAAAGCATGCATCGCGCATGGGGTGCAAGGCCTGAGTGGCGGCACCTATCAAGGAGGGCAGATGCTCAAGACGCTCAAGAGCACGCTGCCTGTGCTCGACACCCGCCGCGTGCAGACGATGCAGGCCGGCAGCTGGCGCACCAGCGACCAGACGGCAGCGCAGCGGGGCTACGGCTACAAGTGGCAGAAGGCCCGCGAGCAGTTCCTGCGTGAGCATCCGCTGTGCGTGATGTGCGAGGTGCAGGGCAGGGTCGAGGCGGCCACTGTCGTTGACCACATCACCCCGCATCGCGGAGATCAGTCGCTGTTCTGGCGGCGCAGCAATTGGCAGCCGTTGTGCGCCACCCACCACAGCAGGGACAAGCAACGCGAGGAGCAGAGGCTATGAGTATGCGAACCATCCGGAAGCGTGGCCAGCGCCTTGTCGCCGCACGACGCTGTATCGACTGGTGGGCTGGGCGGCAATGCGCCGGGATGGTGGCAGCGACAGAGGCTGTGCGCGTTGCGATCGAGAGGCTTTCGGGTCTCCTGACCCCGCCCGATCTGACCGCCTGAGCCCGCCTGACGCACTCCAGGGGCATCGCCGGGGCGGTCAAGGGGGAGGGGGTGGGTCAAAGTCTGGAGGCCTTTCCGGCCTAGACCGCCCTGTTCCTCACGCGCAGAAAATTTCCCCCGTGGGAAAAGATGTTAAAGGTCCGGCCTGCCCGTTAACACGGCTGCAAGCCGCGCCAGTGCTGGGTTTGCGCGATTTTTAACGCGCGCCAGATGTTAAAGGGATGTTAAAGACTGGAAGGGGTTTGCGATGGCGCTGACAGGCAAGAAGCGGCTGTTCGCCGAGGCCTTGTTGGCGGGCAAGTCGAACAAGTTGGCGGCGCTGGCCGCTGGGTACAGCGCGGCTTCCGCTTCGGCGGCTGGATCGCGGCTGGCCAAGGACAAGGATGTGCTGGCGCACCTGCAGCGCAAGGCCAAGGCGGTCAGCGCGGCGCCGCCAGCAGCGGCTGACGCCGCCGCGCCGCCAGCTGGCAGTTTCGACTTGAGCCAGGCGCTTTCCCACCGGGACCCCCGGGCCTTCCTTCTGGCGGCCATGAACGACAAGATGCTGGAGCCGAAGCTGCGGATTGACGCCGCCAAGGCGCTGATGCCGTTCGAATTCGCCAAGAAGGGCGAGGGCGGCAAGAAGGAGCAGCAGGCGGACGCAGCCAAGAAGGTGGCCAGCAGATTTGCTCCGGCCGCGCCGCCCAAGCTGGCGGCATCTAACGGAAGAAAGGTATAGGCATGGACTGGACGACTGCATGCATCGACTGGGAAGAAAGGTTGGTGCAGCGGAAGTCCATCATTCCGCCGCCGATCTTCCGGGACCAGGCTGAGCAAGCCCTGGCCATCTTTAAAGAGTTGAAGGTGGTGGACCTGGCGAAGGTTTGGGACGACGAGATTGGGCAATGGCGCCCGCCGACCTTCGGCGAATGCAGCGAGGAATGGGTTTTCGACTTCGTTCGCGCCATCTTCGGCGCCTACGACGCTGAAACAGGCCAGCAGCTGATCCGGGAGTACGGCCTGCTGATCAGCAAGAAGAACACGAAATCGACCATCGCGGCCGGCATCATGCTGACCGCGCTGATTCTGTGCTGGCGCGAGGACGAAGAGCATTTGATTCTGGCGCCGACGAAGGAAGTTGCGGACAACTCGTTCAAGCCTGCGGCCAGCATGGTCCGTGCCGACGAGGAGCTTTCGGCGCTGTTCCACATCCAGGACCACATCCGCACGATCACCCACCGCGTGAACCGCAACACCCTGAAGGTCGTGGCTGCGGATACGGATACGGTGTCCGGCAAGAAGGCCGGTCGGGTGCTGGTGGATGAGCTCTGGCTGTTCGGCAAGCGGGCAAATGCCAGTGCGATGTTCCAGGAGGCCCTGGGCGGCCAAGTGTCGCGGGAAGAGGGCTGGGTGATCTTCTTGACCACGCAGTCCGACGATGCCCCAGCAGGGGAGTTCAAGAAGAAGCTCGACTACTGGCGAGATGTGCGCGACGGCATCGTCCACAACCCGAAGGTGCTGGGCATCCTGTACGAGTTCCCCAAGGCCATGCTGGAGAGCAAGGCCTACCTGCTCAGCGAGAACTTCTACATCACCAACCCCAACATGGGGCGCTCGGTGAGCCTGGAGTGGCTGCAGGACGAGATGAGCAAGCGCTCGCCGGAGCGCGACGGCGGATTCCAGCGCTTCCTGGCCAAGCACCTGAATGTCGAGATCGGCATGAATTTGCGGGCCGACCGCTGGGCCGGCGCCGACTTCTGGGCTGGCGCTGTGGAGCGCGTGACGCTGGTGGAGCTGCTGCAGCGCTGCGAGGTCATCACGACCGGCATCGACGGCGGCGGGCTGGACGACTTGCTGGGCTTCGCGCTGGTGGGGCGCTGCAAGGGGACTGGCCGCTGGCTCGCCTGGTGCAGGGCCTGGGCCCATCCTTCGGTGCTGGAGCGGCGCAAGGAGATAGCGCCGCGCCTGCTGGACTTCGTGAAGGACGGCGACCTGGTACTGGTCGAGCGCATCGGCGATGACATGGAGGAACTGGCCTCCATCGTGGCCGAGGTCGAGCAGGCCGGCCTGCTGGATCGGGTGGGCATCGACCCTGCGGGCGTCGGCGGCGTGCTTGAGGCCCTGGTGGCTGCCGGCGTGCCGCAGGACAAGATCATCGGCATCAGCCAGGGCTGGAAGCTGGGCGGGGCCATCAAGACGGCCGAGCGCAAGCTGGCCGAGGGTGTGCTGAAGCACTGCGGCCAGCCGCTCATGGCCTGGTGCGTGAGCAACGCGAAGGTTGAACCCAAGGGCAACGCCATGTTGATCACCAAGCAGGCCAGCAGCTCGGGCACGGGCTCGGCCAAGATCGATCCGCTCATGGCGCTGTTCAACGCGGTGCAACTGATGTCTCTCAATCCAGAGGCCATGGGTGGCTTGGATGACTGGTTGAGCGACCCAATACGGACGGGCAAGGCATGAAAAATCGAACGAACACAGGCCTTGTCGGCCGCGTGCGCGCGGCCATCGATGGCTGGGTGCGCTCCTTCAGCTTGCGCGACAAAGACCTGTACACGGATCGCGTGATGGATAGCGAGGCGGGGGTGGATGTCACGCCCAAGGCGGTGATGCAAGTGGATGCGGTTTGGAGCTGTGTCCGCCTCATCTCCGAGACCATTGCCACGCTGCCACTGTCGATCCATGAGCGGACCTCGGCGGGCAAGCGGCTGGCGAGTCACCACCCGCTGCACTTCATCATCCACGACCAGCCGAATGCGGACTCAACCGCATCGGTGTTCTGGGAAGCGCTGGTGGCATCGATGCTGTTGCGCGGGAACGGGCGGGCGGAAAAGCTCTATGTCGGCACGCAGCTGGTGGGACTGGCCTTCCTGGACCCGAACAAGCTGGTCATCACCCGCGACATCAACGGCCGCAAGATCTACCAGTACCCGCGAGCCGACGGCACGCCCAGGGAGATTCCTGCGGCGCGGATCTGGAACGTGCCAGGCTTCACGCTCGATGGCGAAACAGGTGTCTCGGTGATCGCATACGGCGCCAAGGTGTTCGGTTCTGCGATGGCTGCCGAGCGTTCCGCCGCCAAGACGTTCCGCAATGGGATGCTACCGACGGTCTACTACAAGGTGGCCGCGTTCCTGAAGCCGGAGCAACGGCGGATGTTCAAGGCCGAGATCCAGGGTTCGGTGGAGCGCGGCGAGGCGCCGGTGCTGGAGGGCGGAACGGATGTCGGGACCGTCGGCATCAACCCCGTTGATGCACAGCTCCTGGAGTCGCGGGCGTTCTCCGTGGAGTCAATCTGCCGCTGGTTCCGGGTCCCGCCCTGGATGGTCGGGCATACCGAGAAGTCCACCAGCTGGGGGACTGGCATCGAGCAGCAAATGATCGGCTTCCTGACCTTCACCCTGGGGCCGTGGTTGCGCCGCATCGAGCAGTCCATCAGCAAGGACTTGATGACGCCGGCCGAGCGCACGCGCTTCTACCCCAAGTTCGCGGTAGAGGGGCTCCTGCGGGCCGACAGCGCTGGCCGTGCCGCCTTCTATGCCGCGATGGTCAACAACGGGATTCTGACCCGCGACGAAGTGCGCGAGCTGGAAGACCGCGAGCCGATGGGCGGCAACGCCGCGGTGCTGACGGTCCAGTCGGCCATGACGACCCTTGATGCCCTGGGCCAGGACGGCGGGGCAGACCAAGCAAACCAGGCCCGGGCCGCGCTCCGCGCGCTCCTGGGTCTCAACGAAGAGCCGCAGAAAGGCTGAACCATGAGCATAAAGAACTTGCCGGTGGCCCCGATGGGTCGGCCGAGCGCTAGCCTGCGCAGCGAAATCCTTCCGCGCGCTCTGGAGCGCTGGAGTCCAGAGGTGCGTGCAGCTGATCGCGACGAAGAGCGCTCCATCAGCATCTACGACGCCATCGGCTACGACCCCTGGACGGGCGAGGGCGTCACAGCCAAGCGCGTCGCCGGCGCGCTGCGCAGCCTGGGCAAAGGCCCGGTGACCGTCAACATCAACAGCCCAGGCGGCGACATGTTCGAGGGCCTGGCCATCTACAACCTCCTGCGCGAGCACGAAGGTGAGGTGAACGTCAAGGTCCTGGGGCTGGCCGCTTCGGCAGGCTCGGTGATCGCGATGGCTGGTGACACGGTGCAGATTGCCCGCGCCGGTTTCCTGATGATTCACAACGCTTGGGTTGTCGCCATGGGCAACCGCAACGACCTGCGCGAGCTGGCCGCCTGGCTGGAGCCCTTCGATGCCGCCATGGGCGACATCTACGCGTCTCGCACGGGCCTGGAGGCCAAGGCCATCGCCAAGCTCATGGACTCCGAGTCCTGGATCGGCGGCGCGGCGGCCGTGGAGCAGGGCTTCGCAGACGAGCTGCTGGCCTCCGACCAGGTGGGCAAAGGCGGCGGAAACGCCAGCGCCTCCGCTGTGCGTCGTCTGGAGGCGGCATTGCGCAACAGTGGCATGCCCAAGAGCGAGGCAATGCGCCTCATCAGCGATTTCAAGTCCAGCGTGGGTGATCCCGCTGGCAGCGGCGAGGGAGATCCCGCCGAGCGCGGCCCTGAGGCCGACATCAGCAGTACGGCGGCTCTGGCCGCATCCCTCACCTCTATCCTCCTTTGAAAGGGCATCCCATGCCTCAAATCGATGACGACATCAAGCAGATCAACGCCAGCCTGAAGACGGTGGGCGATCAGCTCAAGACGCACGCCGAGTCGGCCGCCAAGAACGCAGAACTCAGCGCCGAAACCCGCCGCCAGGTCGATGACCTGCTGCTCAAGCAGGGTGAACTGCAGGCCAACCTGCAGGGCGCGCAGCAGCTGCTGGCGAAGCTGGAGGCCAACGGTGCGGGCGGTGACGTGCAGCACCAGTCGCTGGGCCAGCAGTTCGTAAACAACGAAAAGGTCAAGTCCTTCCTGGGCGAGACCACTCCGCGCGGCCGCGCTGACATGACCATCAAGGCGGCCATCACCAGCGTGACCACCGACACCGACGGTGCCGCTGGCGATCTGGTGCAGACCACCCGTCTGGCAGGCGTACAGGCCCTGCCGCAGCGCCGCATGACCGTGCGCGACCTGATCACCCCCGGCAACATGGACGGCAACGCGCTGGAGTACGTGAAGGAAACGGGCTTCACCAACAATGCCGGCATGGTCGCCGAGGGCGCCAAGAAGCCTGAGTCCAGCATGAAGTTCGACCTGGTGAGCACGACCGCCAAGGTGATCGCGCACTACATGAAGGCTTCGCGCCAGATCCTGAGCGATGCCTCGCAGCTGGCGAGCCTGATCGACGGCCGCCTGCGCTACGGCCTGGCCTTCAAGGAAGAGCAGCAACTGCTCAACGGCGACGGCACGGGCCAGAACCTGCTGGGCATCATTCCGCAGGCTACAGCCTTCGTGGCCCCGTTCGACCCGGCCGGCACCGAGACGAACATCGACAACATCCGCCTGGCGTTCCTGCAGGCTGAGCTGGCCGAGTTCCCGTCCACGGGTGTGGTGATGAACCCCATCGACTGGGCGCGTATCGAGCTGCTGAAGGACACCACAGGCCGTTACATCATCGGCAACCCGCAGGGCATCATCGGCGCCTCGCTGTGGAACCGCCCGGTGGTCACGACCCAGGCCATCACCGTCGACAAGTTCCTGGCCGGCGCCTTCAAGCTGGGCGCGCAGCTGTTCGACCGCTGGCAGGCGCGCGTCGAGGTGGCCACAGAGAACGAAGACGACTTCGTGAAGAACCTGGTCACCGTCCTGGCTGAAGAGCGCTTGGCCCTGGCCGTGTATCGCCCCGAAGCCTTCATCTACGGCGACTTTGGCAACATCACCTGATGGCTGGGCCCGCTTCGGCGGGCCTGCCCATCTCCACCAGGAGAGAGCCATGCTCATCAAGTTCAAAAAACCGGACCCGCGCGCCGGCATGGTCGCGTGCATGGACAGCAGCCGAGGCCAGCAGCTGATCGACGCTGGCGCTGCTGACCAGGTGTCCGAGTCGGTGACCCAGGAGCAGCCCGCCGACGTGCAGCAGTCTGCCGAGGTCGAGCAGCCCAAGGCGGCAGACGCTGGCGCTGCTGACCAGGCACCTGCAGCCGCCCCGAAGCCGACGCGGGGCAAGAAGTGAGCCTCATCGACCTGCCGACGGCGAAGCTGCACCTGCGCGTCGATGTGGATGACGAGGATTCCCTGATTGAGCTCTACATCGGCGCGGCCGAGACGGCGGCCTGCGACTTCCTGAACCGGAACGTTTACGGCACGAAGGCCGACCTTGATGCTGCCGATGAGCCAGAGGAGGCGATGCCCATGGTGATCAACCCCGCCGTGCGGGCCGCCATCCTGCTCATCCTGGGGCACCTGTACGCAAACCGCGAGGATGTTGTTTCCACGGCTGCCAACAAGCTGCCGATGGGCGCGCATTCGCTGCTGTACCCGCATCGGGTCGGCCTGGGGGTGTGACATGCAGGCCGGCACCCTCAAGGACCGCATCCACATCCAGCGCAAAACAGGCGGCGCGGATGACTGGGGCACTCCGCTGCCCGAAGGCTGGGAGAACATCTCCCCGGGCCGCATCGCAGCCAGCGTGCTGCACAAGACTGGCCTGGGCACGATCAAGGCCGACGCTGAGGTGTCTATCGTCCGCGCGAGCATCCGGATCCGGCTCCGCGCTGGCGTGGACGCCGGCATGCGCGTGCTGTTCGACGGCAACGTCTACGAGCTCAAGGCCGTGCTGCCTGGGCCGACCCGCGAGTACATCGACCTGGTGTGCGAGCTCATCCAGGGTAAGTCCTGAAGGAGGATTGAATGGCAAGGCGCACCCTATCCAATCCGGGGCGGGATGGCCGCCGCAAGGTGCTGACCGGTGGCAACTCGTTCGGCATGGAGCTGGACCTGAGCGCCGTGGACGACATGCTCAGCGCACTGGAGTCCGGTGTGGAGGCGGCCATCCGGCCCATGGCCCAGGCCGGCGCACAGGTGATCTACGAGCGCGTTAAGCTCAACGTCCAGGGTCTGGGGCGCGTGACTGGCAACCTCGACCGCTCCATCTACCAGTACTTCAGCGACGAGAAGTCGGAGGACGGGAAGAGGGCGGAGTACCACATCAGCTGGAACCACAAGAAGGCGCCGCATGGGCACTTGGTGGAGTTCGGCTACCTGCAGCGCTACCGCTACTACCAGACCAACGACGGCCAGGTGCGGCCCATGGTGCGGCCCGGCATGGACGGCCAGCCGCCTCCACCCCGCCGCGCGAGTCAAGCCCAGAAGGATGCCTACTACGTGACTCTCCCGAGTCCGAAGCAGGTGCCCGGCAAGGCCTTCGTGCGCAGCGCGGCCAGCGCGCTGCCCGAAGCCCAGAAGGCCGCACAGGCTGAGCTGTGGCGCCGGCTGTTCGAACAGGGGGCCTACGGTGGCGCTTGAAAACGACCTTATGGCCGCGCTGCTGGCTGTTTGCCCGCGCGTGCACGTTGGAGCGGCCCCTTTCGGCACCCAGCAGCCCTACGTGACGTGGCAGCACATCGGCGGCGATCCGCTGGAGTGGCTGGACAACACGGTGGCCGACAAGCGCAACGTGCAGATCCAGATCAACACCTGGGACAGCACGCCGCTCAAGGCCTTTGCTCTCATGCAGACCATCGAGGCCGCCCTGCGCGCCGCGATGCCCCAGCTGATCGCGCGACCGGTTTCCGAGCCCATCGGGGCCTATGGCGACGGCGACGAGACGCCGGGCTACCTGCAGACCTACACCATCTGGGGCGCTCGATAGGCCCCCGACCAGTTCCGCCGCCTGGCGGCTTTCTTGCCCGCTCGGGCGCAACTCTCTACCCGCTTCGGCGGGTTTTTTCATTTCCGAAAGGCCCACCATGGCATATACCGTTCCGGACGGCAGCAAGCTGTTCATCTCCACCGTCTACGCCGCGGCCATCGCCGTCACGGCTGTGACCAACGCCAGTCCCGCTGTGGCCAGTGCAGCAGCGCACAGCCTGCCCAATGGCAAGGAGTTCATCTTCACGTCCGGCTGGGACGACGCCAACAACCGCGTTTTCCGCGTCGCCAACGCGGCAGCCGGCACCTTCGCCATCGACGGCCTGGACACGCTCAACGAGAACCGCTTCACGCCGGGTGGCGGCATCGGCTCGGTCCTGCCCATCACCACCTGGCAGGAAATCCAGCAGGTTCTGAACCCCTCGACCTCGGGCGGCGATGCGCAGTTCGCTGAAGTGGCGCCCCTGGCCAGCATGAACACCTTCCAGATCCCCACGGGCTTCAGTGCCACCAGCATCACGATCCCCATCGGCGATGACCCCAGCCTGCCGGGCTACAAGGCGGTCAAGAAGGCCTCCGAGGACCGCCTGCTGGTCGCGCTGAAGGTGCTCAAGCCCAACGGCAACGTGAACTACTTCTACGGCTACATCGCCCTGAACGAGATTCCCTCGCTCACCAAGGGCCAGGTGGACACCGTGACCGCCGCCATGGCCCCGCAGGGCCGCACTACCCGCTACGCCATCTGATCGGCGCCAGTTGCACCGGCCCGGCTGTTTCGTCTCTCAGCAGAGGCGGGCAGTCGGGCGCGGGCAATTCTCATCCATCTGCTGAAAGACCATCACCATGACTGCACATGCAAAGAAGGCCGACAAGGCCGCTCCCTTCATCCTGGGCAAGCGTCCCGAGACCATTTCCGGCACCATCGAATTCCCTTTGCCGGATGGCACCAGCGCGAAGCTGGAGTGCAAGTTCAAGTACCGCACCCGCAAGGAATTCGGCGTCCTGTGGGACGAAATCGCGGGCGCCACGCTGGCGCTGGCCACGGCCCAGCAGGACACGGCCAAGAAGGAAGGCGAGGAAGCCAAGTTCAGTTTCGCCGGCATGTTCGAGCGTGGCGACGCCGTGAACGCGGACAACGTGCTCAAGTACTTGGCCGCCTGGAACGAAGAATTCCCCGCCCTGAGCAAGGACACGCTGATCGAGCTGTTCGACCAGGCCCCGGCCGCGCCCGCCGCGCTGTGGGACGGCTACCGCCAGCTCTGCACCACGGGCCGCCTGGGAAACTGAGGGCCATAGCTGCTGCCATCTACCGCAAGCCCCCGACAGCCGAGCAGCTCGGCTTCTGGGGCATGACGTACCGGGACTGGGAGGCAGAGCAGCAGCCCGTGGAGATATGGCCCGAGAACTTCCCGGCCTACAAGCTGTGGTGCAAGGTCGGCAGCCAGTGGCGCTACACCATGAGCGGACCGGCGTCGCTCGACTACATCCCGCTGCAGCACGAACTGGACCGCATGGGTCTGAGCGAAGAGGACTATGAGGCGCTGTTCTCGGATATCCGCGTCATGGAATCTGAGGCCTTGGCCGCCATGCGCGAAGAATAACGCCGCCCGCTGGCGGCCTTGAAACATCTGGAGGCTGTATGGAAACTCAAGGAAAAGCAGCAACAACACACTCCGCAGAAGACTGCGCCCGTCAAGCCGAGATCGCCGCCAAGGCCCAGGCCTACGGCTTCAGCCATGACGATGTCTTGCGTGCGCTGGACGCCGTCGCCATGCCCAAGTTCGCCGTGGGCGGCAGATACCCTGGCGATTTCCTCGTATCGACGGATGTCGCCGCTGCTCACTCGGCGACCCTTCAGTCCGCCGCGTGCAACCCCAGCCCGGATGCCGTGATGCTCCTGGCTGAGCTGACGGCAGAGATCCGCGCTCTGCGCGCAGAGATTAATGGCTGTCGGGAGGTCGGCGTGATGCCTCTGAGGCGGGACATGCTGGCACATGTCCACGCTTCAGAGGCGATAACTCCGCTCAAATGCCAACGGATCTCTTGATTTTCTGAGCAAAGCGGCGGGCTAATTCTTGGCCGTATTTACTCTGGAGCTTCACATACTCCTGCCCTTCTGGTGTTAACTCTCGGGACACGAAGTGCTCAAGAGAGAAGCTCTGAACAAGGGAGTGTTCCAAGGCTTCCAGCCGCTCTTTTGGGTCTGGTGAGTTTTGTATCCATTCGCCAACTATCTTCTGTAGGAGCATTTCGTGCAGAGCAGTCCGTGTGGAAAGTTCTAGTCCGAAGTCGTCTGGTTGTTCCATGGTTTCGCCCTCCTGGCGATGGGTTGTGTGGAAGCTCCCATCGTATGCCAGGAGGGCAACTGTACTGTCAGGGGTCAGTCGGGCTTCTTTTGAATTTCTGAGGCCACCGCTTTTGCGAGCTCTTCAAGAGTGATCTCTTGAGTAGTTCCATCCGGAGTGACCCGGATGATTGGGCTAGTTGGGCGAAGCGTCAGATGGCCTTGTGCTGCTGGCATGGTTCCATGAATGGATTTCAAAAAAGAGCCGTGCAGCGTCACCTCCAGTTCCTCAAACATCTGTTGCACCAATTCATCAGGCGTCTTGCCCGTGAGCACTGAAAGTGCCTGCAGTTTTTCGAGGCTGTTTGCACTGGGTTGGAAAGTGAACTCTTGCTTTCCGCCCAGCAGCCCCTCCTGATCAGACGAAAGAGGGGCGGCCTGTCCTTCGCCGGTCAGCCAGTCTGCTGTCACGCCAAGCACGCTGGCCAACTTCGCAATGATGTGCGGCCGGGGGTAGTTCCTCCCCGATTCGTACCGGGAGATCTGTGCGGCCGCAATGCCAGTGGCGTGAGCAAGGTCCGCTTGGCTGAATTCGTTTGCTATGCGAGCTGTGCGCAATCGGTCTACAAATCCGCTGTTCTCAGGCAGCACGAAGCCGACAGCGTGGGGGTGTTTTGGGTCGTAGGCAATTGAGCCCTCGAGCCATCGGGCATCTACTCCCAAGGCCTCTGCCAGTTGAGCAGTGATGTGTGGCCGTGGCATGTTCTTGCCGGACTCGTAGCGGGAGATCTGTGCCGGCGTGATGCCCACGGCTGCCGCGAGGGCCGACTGGCTTAGACGTTTGCCTACTCTTGCGCGCAACAGACGCTCTCCGAAGCTATTTTCAGTATTCATGTGCAAAAAACGCTTGCAAAAGCGCAAGAGAGGGAATAAATTTGCATCCTGTGAGTTTTGATACTCACAACGCACGTTAGGAGGTGCATTTTATGACTGAACAATCGAAACAAGAGCGCTCGGTGGCTGTCCGCCTCCCGGCGGAGTTGCGCGCCTACATGCAACAGGCCGCCAAGGCCAACTTCCGCAGCCTGTCCAGCGAACTGGCCGCCCGTATTGAGCGCAGCCATCAGGAGGACCGCCGCCATCAACAAGGAGCAGCAGCATGAACAACCTCATGACCCTCAACGGCGGCGAGCCGATCACCATGACCAGCGTGGAGCTGGTGGACTACATCAACGAGGACCGCAGGGCTCGCGCAGAGGCGGCTGGCGCTGAATTCCCTTCCAAGGGCTTCGCCAAGTTGGAGCACAAGGACTTCTTGGAGAAAGTGCCGGCCGTCCTGGGCGACGAGACATCGGCGGAATTTTCCGCCGATCTTCCCGACAGCTATGGACGCTCTCGCCGAGGCTACCGCTTCCCCAAACGCGAAGCATGCCTGATGGCGATGAGCTACAGCTACGAGCTGCAGGCCAAAGTCTTCGATCGCATGACGCAGTTGGAGGCCCAGGCTGTGGCGCTGGCTCGCTTCGATCTGCCCAAGACCTACTCAGCCGCGATGCGCCTGGCGGCTGACGAGATGGAGAAGCGCGAGGCCCTGCAGCAGGAGCTGGCTATTGCGGCGCCCAAGGTCGCCGCGCACGACCGGATCGCAGATGCCGAGGGCAGTATCTCGATCCGCGAGGCGGCCAACACGCTGCGCGTTCCTGAGCGCAAGTTCGTTCAGTGGCTGCAGCAGCACGACTGGTGCTACCGCCGATCCGGCCACAAGTCCCTGCTGGCCTACGCGGAGAAGGTGAAGGCCGGATGGCTGTACCTGAAGCAGACGCCCATCACTGACGTGCACACGGGCCTGGAAAAGTTGAGCGAGCAGGTCCGCATCACGCCGCTGGGCCTGACGGTCCTGGCCAAGAAGCTGGCGGGTGGCCTGGACGACCAACTGCAGGTTGGCGCGGTATGAGCCCAAAAGGAAAGAGCCCCGCTGGCTGCAACCGGCGAGGCTCTCAGGTGAATCAAACAATGTGACTCGAAGGATTCGAGATGAATGCTACAGCAAAACGCCGGGCTCGCGCAAACCCTGCAGCGTCCGCAGAGAACAATGAGGCCCTGCAGCAGATGGTGCGTCTGTCCATCACGCGCGCAGAGAATGAACTCCGCCGCCTGGTGGCCGCGCGTTGCGACGATGCGGAATGGAACGACGTTGATGTGAACGTCGATCTTGCGATGGAGCTGGCTCTGTCGCACGTCCGCCGCATGAAGGGCGTGACGTTCGATGGCTACAGCGCATTTCAGGAGCAGTGGTTTTTGGCTTCGGCGGCCGTGAGCCTGGGGCGTCAGACATTCAGCCGGCCGGCATCGTTCTACGGGCGAATGCTGGCAGGGGTTGAGGCGATGTTTGAGCAGGCTGTCGAGTTCGTGGAGTACGCGGCCCACTCGCCGGCAGAGGTGGTCGCGCCGGCCTGATCGAGGGGCTCTCAAGCCCGTTTGATACCATCCCCTCCAGTTTTACCTACTGGAGGGGATATGAGGCTGCTCGCTGTTTTTGGCGTTGTCGCCGCCATCGCGGCGGCGCCTATGGTGTTCGCGCAGAACTACTCGGCCATGGTTTCGAAGGCGAAGGCGGTTGTTTCTCACGACTTCAAAGACCCGGAGAGTGCCAAGTTCCGGAATCTGGGGATTTACCGGTCAAAAACGGGGAAGCCTGAACCGTACGTATGCGGCGAGGTGAATGCCAAGAATTCTTACGGGGCCTACGTTGGCTACAAGCGCTTCGTTGTCGCGGATGGAATTGCGGACATCGATGAGGGGGACGATCCAGTAATGATCACTGCCCTGTGCGCCGTTCTCATAAAAAAGATCAACTGACAGGTTGCCTCCTTAGCGAGGCATTCAACTAAGCCCCGGACCTCCGGGGCTTTTCTATTTCCGGCTCGCCTTTGGTGGGCCTTTTTTATGGGCGGATCTATGACGCAAGAAGGACCCAAGGCCGTAGTCAGCGTTGTCGCGGAGGACAACACAAAAGAGGGGCTGGACAGGGTCAAGCGCGGCATCCAGGAAACCGCTCAGACCGTAATCAAGGCCGGGCAGGAGGCAAGCAAGGGCATCTCCAAGATGGGCGAGGGGGCTGACCAGACCGCTCGAAAGCTGGAGTCCTTTGAGAAATCCTGGGTCAACAGCGTGCAGCGCGCACTGGTCGCTGCAGAGGCCGGCGAGAAAGGGACCGCCAAGTATTTTGAAGCCTGGGGCAAGTATCGCGGCATCGGCGGCGATGTCATGGAGCCGATCCTCGCCCAATTGCGCGCGGTCGAGGCCGCCCAGGCCGCAGCCGCTGGCGCTGCCACCAAGGGGCTGGGCACCATGGGGGTGTCCGCCGCGCAGACCGCCGCAGCGCTGCGCCAGGTGCCTGCCCAGTTCACCGACATCGTGGTCAGCCTCCAGGCGGGTCAGGCGCCCCTTACTGTGCTGCTGCAGCAGGGTGGTCAACTCAAAGATATGTTCGGCGGCACAGCTGCCGCTGCCAAAGCCCTTGGCGGATATGTCATGGGGCTGGTCAGCCCGCTCACGCTGGTTGCTGCCGCTGGCGCTGCGACGGCTGTGGCGTTCCACCAAGGGGCTCAGGAGAATGAGGCGTTCGTGCGCTCCATTGCCCTCACCGGCAATGCTTCTGGTGTCACCACAAGCCAGCTGCGTGAGTACGCGCGGCAGATTGATACTGTGGTGGGCACTCAGGCACAGGCCGCGTCCGGCCTGGCTGATTTCGTCGCGGCCGGTGTGCGCGGTGGCGATGAGTTGCGCCGCTACACCCAGACCGCCATCGAGTGGGAGAAGCTCACGGGCCAGGCTGTCAGCAAGACGGCTGACCAGTTCGCCAGCCTGCAGAAGGACCCGCTGGCTGCCGTCATAAAGCTCAACGAAGGAACCAACTTCCTGACGGTCTCGGTGTACGAGCAGATCAAGGCGCTGGAGGACCAGGGGCGGAAGGCCGACGCGTCAAAGGTGGCCATGGAAGCGCTCGACGGCGCCATGCGCGAGCGCGGCAAGACCATCAAGGACTCCCTGGGCTACATCGAACGCGGATGGAATGCCATCAAGGGCGCGGCCTCCGATGCCTGGGACGCAATGCTCAATGTGGGGCGCGCGGCGACCATCAACGACCAACTGGCAGTCGTGCAAAAGGAGCTGACTGCTCTGCTGGCGCAGTCCGAATCGGGCTTTGGCGAGACGGGCAGCGGCGCGGCCACGGGACGTAGCAATGCCGCCTATGTCCGCAAGATCAAGGAGCGTATCGATGCACTGAAGGCCGAAGAGTGGGCTCTCTACGAAAAGGCTGATGCGGAGAAGGTCGCAGCCATGCAGCGGGAGGAGTCCGCCCGCAGGATGCAGGCCTTGCTCGACTTCGACAAGGACTACGCCAAGGCCCTGGAGAAGGAAACCACGCTGCAGGAGAAGCTGGCAAAGGTGCGGCGCGAAGGTGAAGCGGCCGGCAAATCTGAGTCCGAGATAAAGCAGGTGCTCACGTATGTGACGGAGCAGCACAACAAAGCCAACCAAGCCGGCGCGAAGGCCGCCAAAGAGCACGCCAAGGAGTTGGCCGAGCAAGCTAAGGTCTATGCAGAACTGGCGGGCCTGTCGAGCACTTACTACGCCGAATTGGCGCGCGGGCAAAAGGCCTTGGCAAACGGCAACATGACGCAGGCCCAGTACATCAAGTACGTCGAAGACCTGATCAAGAAGCAGCCGTTCGCCATCGCTCTGGCCAAGGAAGAGGAGAAGGCCCGCCGCGACCTGCAGAAGGCCATCGAAGACGACATCAAGCAGGCAGACCGCCTGGCCGACAAGCGCCAAGCCGCGATCAAGTCTGCTGAAGATGCAGTGCGCAAGGCGCGCCAGGAAGAAGAGGCGCATGCCCTGGCTGCCGCTGCCAACATCACGCTGGCCGAGGCCGTGGAGCGCTTGACCATTGCGCGCCTGGAAGAGCAGCTGCAGATGGCCCGCATGGGCACGGAGTCGCAGGCCACCATTGATGCGCTGGAGCGTGAGCTTGCCGCGCGCAAGGAACTGCTGGGCGTGCTGCAGCAGAAGGGATTCCGCGAGGGCAACAAGAAGGCCGCAGACGAAGCCGCGAAGGATTGGGACAAGACCGCCCAGACCATCAGCCGGACCTTGAGCGACTACATCATGGCCGGTGGCAAGGACGCGGCGCAGTACCTCAAGCGGCTGTTTGCCACGCTTGTACTTGAGCCCATCGTGCAGTACGGCGTGAGCTCGCTGTTCGGTTTGGGTGCCCCGGCTGCTGGAGTTGTCAGCGGCGGTCTCAACCCCTTGAGCATGATCAGCGGTGGCAAGTCCGCCATGGGGCTGTTCGGCGGCGGCGCCGGCGCGGGCTTCATGAACGGCCTGGGAGCATGGGGCAGCGGTGGCAGCGTCACGGGCGTGCTCACGAATCCGGGTCTGTACACGGGGGCGGAGCTGCTGGGCACGGTCGCACCGATCCTGCTGGGTGGGTTCGCGCTGATGAAGATCCTGTCCGGCGACTGGTTCGGCAGCCGCGGCCCGAACCACTCGGGCGGCGTGGCCTCCACGGCCACGACCGACCGCGACCTTGCCGTGAAGCAAGTGCTGGGCACTGACGCCTGGGGCAACACCCTCGGCGACTTCACCACGCGTAAGAACGAGGCGCTCGACAAGCAGCTGCAAAAGACCGTCAACGGCATGCTTGAGATGTACAAGGCGCTGGCCAAGATCGGCGGGGGTGGCGCGCGAGAGATCGACATCGCGGCCGGTTTTTCGACGAACCCCAAGTATGCGGATGAAGGCGTGTATGGCTACTTCCAGATCCTGGACAAAGTCACGGGCGAAGTGCTGAAGAAGTACAAAAACCGGGACATGGACAGGGACCCGGAGAAGGCTTGGGCGCAGTTTGTGGCCGACATGGGCGGGGAGCTTGTCAACGAGATCAAGAAGGGCGACATCCCTGGCTGGATGCGTGAAGAGCTGGACGCGCTGGGCGAGGACGTGACGGTCGAGGGACTCAACGCTGCGATCCAGAAGATCGCGGTGATCGATGCTGCCTTCAAGGGCTGGGCTGACACGATGACCAGCTTTGCCGGGCTCACGGCCAAGGCCCAGACCGAGCTGCTCAAGTTCTCGGGCGGCATCGAAGCGCTGGCCGGCAACGTGAACGCCTTCTACGCAGGGTTTTATAGCGAACAGGAAAGGGCCGAGATCTTGCAACGCCAAGTCCGCGACCAGCTCAAAAAGCTGGGAGTCGTGGACATCGACCCCGCTGGCGGCGAAGAGGCAAAGAAGAAATTCCGCGCCCTCATCGAGCAGGCGCTGGCCTCTGGAAACACGGAGCTTGCGGCAAAGCTGCTGGCCCTGGCGCAGCTGTTCGGCATCGCTGCCGACTCGGCCCAGAAGTCGGCGGAGGCAGCGGCCGATGCGGCCAAGACCGCAGCGGACGAGGCGGTAAAGGTCCTTGAGGAGTCGCGCAAGAAGGCAAAGGAGGCTGCATACGCGAACTTCGAGGCAGCGATCCAAAGGGAACAGGCCTACTGGCAGGACGTGGCCAGCGCGAGCCAGGAGGCCATAAGCAGCCTGTCCAGCGCGCTGAGCACCCTCAAGAGCAATGCGCGCGACCTGTACGGCTCGCTGGATGCCACGCAGCAGATGCTGGCCGCCCAGGGGATGGTCTACATCGAGGACGCACTGTCCGGTGTGCGCGGCGGGCGAAAGCTCACCGACTACGCCGGCCTGACCGACGCCATCGGAGCTGCCCGGGTCGGCATCAACTCGGGCCGCTACGCGACGCAGTTCGAGAAGGAGCGCGATGCGTTGATCCTCGCCGGCCAACTCACCGAGCTGGCAGACAAGGGTGATGCGCAACTGAGCGTCGAAGAGCGGCAGCTCAAGAACTCGCAAGAGCAGCTTGAGCGCCTCGACAAGACGCTCGGCTATTGGCGGGATCTGCTCGACGGCAACAAGGCCCAGATCGATGCGACGCTCAGCGTGGAAGCTGCGATCAAGGCGTTGGAGGCACTGCTGTTCCCTGAAAAACCGCCTGCAGCGGGTGGCGGATCAGGGTCGGGCAAGACGCCGACGCCAGATTGGGGTGGGGGTGGCGGCGGCGGGTTCCAGCCGGCGAACAGCGGCAAGTACAAGACGCCCACGGCGATCTTGGGAGGTGGTGCGGTCATCTATGACTACGCCGCGCCGGACTACGAAAAGCGTCTCGACAGCCTCGCTCCGACGTTCGAGAAGTACCGTGGCACTGGCGATTTCGCAGGCCTGGCCGACGACTTCCGCGCTGCAGGCGGCACTGCAAAGGACCTCGCGTACCTCTACGGCTTTTCCGAAGCCGATGTGCTTGCCGCTCTGGACCGTAATGGCATCCCGCGTTTCGATGTGGGCACCAATCGCGTCCCGCACGACATGCTGGCAATGATCCACAAGGATGAGGCCATTGTTCCGGCGCCGTTCAACCCATGGGCGGGAGGCGCATCAATGGGGAGCGTCGGAAACGCGGAGTTGCTGGCGGAAGTGCGGGCGTTGAGGTCTGAGGTCAGCGAGCTGCGAACGGCGGCCCAGCGTACGGCGCAAAACACAAACCCACTGCCTCAGATGGCAGATCGATTCGACACGGTTTCCGAGTCGGGGGTACTGAGGGTTGCACAGGTATGAACATCCTTTTGCCAAAAGAAATCACGACGGATTCTTTCGGCCCTGCTACATCGATCCCCGAGCTGGATACGGCACAGGGCGAGGTGGCGTGGGTCGGCTCCGGTAACTACAAGGTGGGTGACCGCCGCGTGTACGAAAGGAAGATCTATGAATGCGTGAAGGATCACACGGGCACCGCGACAACGCCGGACAAGTTGCCGGCTGAGTGGCTCTTCAAGGAGCCTACCAATCGATGGTGCCCGTTCGATCAATACCTGTTTACCAAGGCTCGCGCCCTTCAGTCTCTGACCTACGAACTGAAGGGCGTTTTCATTGATGGGCTCGCGCTTTACGGCCTGGAGGGGGACTCCCTCACCATCTCGATCACTGCTGGACCTGGTGGGCCAAATCTGCTCCCGCCGATCAACGCGGACCTGTGGCGCCAGGCGTACGGTGAGTGGGAGTACCTGTTTGGCGATCTGCAGCGCGGCGATCACTACGTGCTCAAGGGCATCCCGCTGCATCCAGACCAGCGCATCAAGATCACCGTGCGCCGCACCGCGCCGACTGCTGAGGCCGCCGTGGGCTACATCAGCATTGGGAACCACAAGACGCTGCTTTCGCCCGTGGGAAATTTCAGTGCGGTTGAGCGAGGCGCAGAAGTGGCGACAAAGGACTATGGCTACACCAAAGACAACCCCGATGGAACCTATGAATACATCGAAGGGCGGAAGGCAAAGAACATCAATCTTTCCGTGGTCGTGAAGGATGACCAGGCGCCGCTCGTCGATTCGCTCTTGAGCCAGATCGCCGGGAAAGTGGTGGCGATCGAGGTGTCCAACATGGCCAAGTTCTCGCATCTTGCGACTGTCGGCAAGGTATCCGGCACCGTGAGGTCCACAGGTGGCCCGACCGCCAGCGCAGAAATCCAAATCAAAGGCAACGTATGACCGATATCGTGACGATCCCGGACGTGCTGCCCATCTCGCCGTATCCGGCGCTCGGCAGCATCAATTTCAATAACGAGGCCTACGCATACGCCACGTCTGTTCCGCCTGCTGTTTCGCGGATGCGCGAGATTGCCGTCGCGTGCTGGACGAACGCAACTGCTGCTCAGGAGCGCGCCAATTCCGCTGCTGGCAGCGCCTCTGCCGCGTCGGGTAGCGCATCAGCGGCGGCGGGGAGCGCGAGCGCGGCCAGTGGCAGCGCGTCTGCCGCGGCAGGCAGCGCGAGCATCGCTTCCTCAGCTGCAGGAACAGCCACGACTGCGCTCACGGCAATGCAGGTCATGTACCTGGGGTCCAAGGCCGTCAACTTGCACCCTGAGACTGACAACATGGGCAACCCGCTCCAGGCGGGCGCCCTGTACACCAACACGGGCACGAATGCCTCGATCAACAAGCGAGGCTGGTGGTGGGATGGCCTGGCCTGGCAGTTGGCATGGGGCGAATTTACCGGCGCATACCTCCCAATCACAGGAGGGGTGCTGCAAGGACACCTGAGCGTGCCGGCCGGGGCGACCGGCAACCAGGTGCCTCGGGCAAATGAGGTGATGCCTCGCGCGGCGGCTTATTACAGCACTGCGACGCCCATGTCTGCATCCCCGCCAGGAACCGTTGGCTTCTTTGAGTCCACGACTGGGGGCGGCACTGATTGGCCTATGCAAGGTAGCTTGACCGTGCATGGGTGGGTAGTGGAGACGTGGGATCGAGGTGGAGTCCGTACTGTGCAGACTGCGACGTTCGCTATGGCGTCGGGGTCTCTTGCTCAGGGCACACAATTCCGTAGATACCAAGTTGACGGTGTGTGGTATCCGTGGGCAAGAGCCGTTTCGGATCTTGATTTTCGTGAAAAAGTCTATGCAACAAACACCGGAGTTGGACCAGGTGATGCGAAGGTTTACTACCTTGACCCATCAAAGGGCTCAATTCATCAGCTGACAGTGCAGTACAACACGTACTTTACGGGAGCTCTTCGTGGTCTGGGTGATCAGATAACACTGCGTTTGAAATTCTCGGGAGGGGCGTGGCCCATAAGTTTCAACACTAATTTCAGGTTTCCTGCAGGCGCCGGATTTCCAACATACGCATCTGGACAAACACTTACGATGACCTTCTTCAACACCGAAGGTTCGTACATAGACGGATTTATTGCAGGAGTGCACAACCCATGACAGCGCGCTGGATAATGGCTTCTGGTGGGCAAGGTGTAATACTTAACTTTTCAGGGTTAAGCATTAATCCCGATCTTCTAGCACTTGCTAGGGCTCAGGGATGGCTAGGCTACGGGAAAATAACAATTAACGTCCTCTCCGGTGGAGATGTCGGCGCTCTAGTGATTCCTAATGATTTCCCGGACGAATCTGTCATTATCATAAATAATGGAAGAATTGGTGGATACGGCGGTAGTCGAAACTCCCGTGGAGGTACGGGCATATACACGCGCCGCAAGATCACGGTCACGAATAACGGCACCATATTCGGTGGTGGTGGCGGCGGCGGTGATGGCGGTGATGCAACGATATGCGCTTATTCCTCGTGCAGCATAGGTCGTGGCGGCGGTGGCGGTGTTGGTGGTGGATATGTCCTCGTGTCGTCGGTTTACCAGTACCGGCAAACCGGAGGCGTCGGTAATCAGGGGTCAAATGACTCGATACCTGGGGTAAATTCTGCTTCTGGCGGAAGAGGTGGCGATGGTGGCGCAATTGGATTAGCTGGTCAATCTGGGTCATCCGGATCAACAAGTGGAACGTCTGAGCCGGGGTCCCCGTCCTATACCACTCCTGGCACTGGAGGGCCTGCAGGATATTACGTTGATGGCAATTCATTTGTTACCTGGCTTGTCGCAGGGACGCGGATCGGAAATGTGATTTAAAGGGGATAATATGTATATTGACAAAGAAACAGGCGATTATCCGTTGAATATCTCACAGATACAGGAAAGGCACCCGCTGACAATGATGGCGCACAATTTGATGCGCTATGCGCTCGTTGAGCGCTCGGAGCCGCCTGAGCACAACGCGGACACGCACAAGCCCGTCGAGATCGAGCCTGTCGAGATCGATGGCGTGTGGCGGCAGCAGTGGTCCGTTGTGCCGCTCGATGCCGAGGAGCTGGCGGAGCGCGAGCGTCAGCGGCAGGCCGAAGCTGCGGCCCTGATCCCTAAGTCCTGCAGCCGCCGCCAGGGCCGCCTTGCGCTGCTGGCCTTCGGCCTCGATGACGACGCCGAAGCAGCAATCGCAGCGATCACGGACCCCGTGCAAAAGCGCGAGGCGCAGATCGAGTACGAGGCCGACACATGGGAGCGATCCAACCCGTTCCTGCAGCGCCTCTGGGCTCAGCTCGGCGGCACGCCGCAGTCGCTCGACGAAGCCTTCGCGCTTGCTGTGACGCTCTGACCGACACCACCCCACAACAACCCGCTTCGGCGGGTTTTTTCATGCCTGGGAGGGCTATGAATCAACTGGAACCGACGAATGTGGCCATCGCGCTGGCCTCTGTGCTTTTCGGGCCGAGGCTGGCGGAGCTGGCTGGGCCATATGCCGTGATCCTGATTGCCTCGACCGTGGGTGCGGCCTGGGCGCTGGGCCGGCGCGATCCGAGCGCGCGTCTCGGTGCCGTGGGCTACTTCATGAGGCTAAACGCTACGGCCGTGTTGGTGACGGTGGGCTTGGCCACGCTGGCAGGCCGCTGGCTGGGCTTCGATGAGACCAACTGGATGCTGGCACCCATCGCGCTGCTCGTGGGCGGCGTGGGCGATGACTGGCCGCGCTTGGGGCGCTGGGTCTTCGAGCGCGCCGCCCGCGTGCTGGAGCGCAAGGCCGGGGGCGGCGAAGGAGGTGCGTGATGACGTGGCAAGCACATCAACTCCTGGCCATGGCCAACCTGGCGATCTGCCTGGGCATCGGCTGGGCCTGCATCTGCCGGCTCAACTCCCACGTTGCCCGCGTGCACAAGCTGGCCCGCGCCCGATACGTGCTGCTGCTGGCCGGCGCAGTGGCCTCTGGCCTGCAGCCCATGCTGTGGAACACCTGGACCACCGTGGGCGACACCATTTTCTCGGCCTGCGTGCTTGCGGGCCTGCTCATCAACGTGGCGCGCTGGCACGGCGCTGGCCACCCTATGCGGAGGTAAGACGACCCGTAGCCTAAGCGGATGTCGGTTGTCGTCTGGATTTCCCGGAGACGATTTCGTAGACGTGGCCCTCAGACATTCCGAACAGATCGCCCAGCTCTTTCTGAGTAAACCGGCGGGTAGGCCACAGAAGGCGAATCGCATCCACTTTGTCGTCTCCGAATGCAGTCAAGTTACATCGCTCTCCGTGCTGCCGGTTTAGCTTGAACAGCCGCGCATGCCGGTTGTTCTCCGCATAGGAGGCCCACTCCAGATTGTCCGCTCGATTGTTGCATTTGTCCCCGTCCTTGTGGTTGACGGTGCGAGCTCCTTCTGGCCGAGGCCCAAGGAAAGCCTCGGCAACAAGAGTATGGATGCACACCTGGCCTCTCGTCGTCAGGTAGACGGCTGGGTAGCCCTGCTTGGGCTTTGGGTTGAGCACTCGTTCGTTACGGATGAAAGTTCGGCCGTCCTTGTAGGTGATCCGATGCGTCAATTTCTTCACTCTTCCAAGCGAAGAAACCTCGAACGTTGGTTCTCCAGAAACCAATGACCAGACTTCATTGTTCATGAGAGAGGATAATATATGAAATTCGATGAAGCGTTTGACCGGTTGCTTGGTCACGAAGGGCTTTATTCCAACAACTCCGCAGACCCGGGCGGCGAGACGATGTGGGGCGTCACGGCCCGTGTCGCGCGCGTCGACGGCTACCTGGGCGAGATGCGCGACCTGCCGCGGGACCGCGCAAAGAGCATCTATCGCCGGCTTTACTGGGATGCGGTCCGAGCCGACGAGCTGCCCGAGGCGGTGCGCTTCGATGTGTTCGACGGCGCTGTCAACAGCGGCCCCGCTCAGTCCATCAAGTGGCTGCAGCGCGCGGCGGGCGCGGCGGATGACGGCATCCTCGGCCCCAAGACCATTGCCGCAGCTGTTGCCGCCGGGCCGGCGCTGGCCGCCCGCTACAACGGGCACCGGCTGCTCTTCCTTGCCGACCGCCCCACCTGGGGCAGCTTCGGAAAGGGCTGGGCGCGCCGCATCGGCAAAAACCTTCTGGGGGCCGCAGCATGATCACGCCCACGCAAGCCATTGTGACTGCACTCGCCGCCGGCAACCTGCTGCTGGGCTGGGCCTGGCTGTCCGCCCGCGACGATACAACTACGGCTCGCGCCGAGCTGGCGGGCATGCAGCAGCAGCGCGACGGCGCCCGCCGGGCGGCACAGAGCTGTAGCGATGCCACCGATGCCCTGGGCGCGGTGGCCGCGCAGCGTGCTGCAGATGCCGCGCCGGCCCGTGCTGCTGCCGCCGGCCAAGCCCTGTCGCTCAACGCCCGCGCCGACTACACGCTGTCCCGTCAGCCCGCCGCCGGCGACAACTGCGCGAGCCTGCAGGCCCTGGGCGCAGACTGGCTCAAGGGGAGGGCCAAGCCATGATGCGCGCCGCCATCCTGCTGCTGGGCGCGCTGGCCCTGGCCGGCTGCGGCACCGTGCCGCGCGTCGAGGTCCAGACCGTCAAGGTGCCCGTGCCCGTGGAGTGCCGCGAGCCTGTGCCGGACAGGCCCGCCATGCCCACGGAGACCCTGGCCGACGATGCCGACCCCTTCGAGCTGCTGCGCGCAGCCCTGGCCGAGATCGACCGCCGCGAGGGCTACGAGGTGCGGCTGCTGGCCGCCCTACTCATCTGCACCACGCCGCTGACGCCGCGCTGA